GGGTAGGGAAGCGTTCATCAACTATGTTAAAGAGAATGACGACTTCCGTAAGACTATCGAGGACCAGCTAAATGGCAGCTAAGTATGATGTTCATAAAGGTAAGTTTAACTGCCACACCTGTAAGACAGAAGTGGGTTCTGTCCGTTGGTATTGGTCATTAAAGGAGTTGACGTGGATGTGTCCAGATGGACACCTAAGTACCGTTAATCTCAATACTAAAAAAAGTAAGGAAAGTTATGAGCGAAAAGAATGAAAGCAAAAGAATCGGTGCAAAACAACATAAAAATTCGGGACGTAATACGACTAAGGGCGATGCTACTTGGGGACAGTTTGTTGTTGACTTTAAAGAAGTGTCGAAATCGTTTACTCTTAACAAGGAAGTATGGGCTAAGGCTACGACTGATGCAATTCGTGGTAACAAAGACCCAGCAATTATTGTTGTACTTGGCGAGGGTAATTCTAAAGTAAGACTAGCAATCATTGAGCTGGGAATCCTAGAACAATTGACTGAATCACAAGAGTAGTGTATAATAGAAGGATAGTAGAAATTGGAAACAATGGAAGAAACAAAGACAACATTAGAACGAGTCAATGGTCTCAGTGAGATTGCTGACTTTATGAACGATGAAGAGCTTACCGAAGCTCTTACGTTTATTGCAAAGGTGATTTTCAAACCAGAGATTCCTGCACAGGTAGCCTCTATTGAAATTGTAAGACTTCAAGCCATTGCTGCTAAAATGTCATTCAAGGCTACTTGGATGGCAAACGTAGATAAAGGAGACAGAGCGAAGAAGAATATTTATTTTACAGCTGCCGCATCAATCAATGAGCTAGTGGCTGCACTTAAATATATTACTCGCTAGAAAACATTATGGCAAAAAATTTACTAAATCAGGTTATGCTCAAGGGTGCTCAAGGTCAGAAGACTTCGTTTCTTGATACAGCAGAACTTATTGAAAAGATTCAACATGGCTACATTGTAAATCGTGTAGATAAGCACCAACAGAAAAAGACATTTGCACCAAGCACGATTGCGTTCTCTCATGGAGAATGTCCTCGTTACTGGTACATTGCTTTTGAAGGTGCAACTTTTACAGACAACGCAGATGCATATGGCGGTGCTAACATGACCGCTGGAACTAAGTCACACGAACGTATTCAACAAGCTATGGCTAATGTGCCAGACCTTCTCGTTGACTCTGAGTTTAAAATTACAAGTCAGGACCCACCTATCTTTGGTTACGGTGACGTAATCCTTAGATGGGGTGGAGAAGACTTGCTTGGCGAAATTAAAACAATGCCAAATGAAGGATTTGAATATAGAAAAGCAGCAGGGAAGCCAAAACTTGGACACCTTGTACAATTGCTTATTTATATGAAGATTCTTAAGAGGGAACGTGCAGTACTTATCTATGAGAACAAGAATAACCACGAGTTGCTTGTTATCCCAGTAGTATTAAACGATTACCTAAAGGGGTGGGTAGACTCCACGTTTGATTGGATGCGAGAAGTTCGTGCTGCATGGGAGAATAAAACTCTTCCTACTAAGAACTACCGATCAAACTCAAGAATTTGCAAGACATGTCCAGTACGTGCCACTTGCGATATTGCAGGAGAAGGGACTCTAAAGATTAAATCTATGGAGCCTATCAATGAAGCATTGTCAATGGTGTGATACACAATTTAAACCTAACGTTTCTTATCAGATCTACTGCTCTCCAACGTGCAGAGAACAAGCAACTAGAGAAAAAATTGCTGAACGATATGCAATAAATCGTTTGCAAAAACCATCTAGAAAAAATAGGAAATGCAAAAGTTGTGGCTCTAGTTTATCAATTTATAATGACGAGCCAATATGCTCTAGTTGTGAGATCAATCCTTCAGAGGTAAATAAAATACTCAAAGAAATCAAGGGGATAGCGGATGGCAAAATTGAACTTGACTAAACCAAAGAATATATGTTCTATTGATGCAAGCACTAACAGTTTAGCCTTCGCTATCTTTGAGGATAAAAACTTAAAAGCTTTTGGAAAGATTAACTTTACAGGAAGCAACACCTATGATAAAGTTGGAGATGCTACAAAAAAATGTTTGGTATTCTTCAAACAGTTTAAAATAGATGCGATTGTAATTGAACATACAGTGTTTATTAACAGCCCTAAAACAGCTGCAGACTTAGCACTTGTTCAGGGTGGCATGTTGGGTGCTGCTCAGGTTAATGGAATCAGAATTGCTGGCTCTGTAAACCCAATCACATGGCAATCATTTATTAATAATGGAAAGCTTGGAAACGTAGAAAAACTAGAACTTAGAAAAAACAATCCAGGCAAATCAGATTCTTGGTATAAGGGGCAAGAACGTGAAATCAGAAAAAATAAAACCATACATTTCGTTAATACGTATTATGATAAGTCTGTTAGTGATAATGACGTGGCAGACGCTATCGGAATTGGTCACTGGGCTGTTAATAATTGGGAGAAGGTTGACAAATAGGCTTATGGGTGCTAAACTGTATCAGAGCGAGGCATGGCTTCGCAAACGTTTCCACGTTGACCGCAAGACTCCAGAAGAGATTGCAAAAGAATGCGGTACTAGCGTTGAAACAATTTATGTATATTTGGCAAAGTTCGGATTAAGGAAATCAAAAAGATGAGCGACAACTTAAAGATAACAGTAGACCAGGTAAACCACCCACCCCACTACACACAGGACCCAAGTGGTGTTGAGTGTATTCAAATAACACGCCACCGTAATTTTAATGTTGGCAATGCATTTAAATACCTGTGGAGAGCAGGACTTAAAGACCAGGCTAAAACAATCCAAGATCTTGAAAAGGCTATCTTCTATATTCAAGATGAAATTAAAAGACTTGAAGGGAAATTCTAATGGCTAGATTACGTAAAACAGATTCGCCCAGTGTTGCAATCAAAGATCCTTTTATTCGTGTACATGAAATGAAGTACGAGAACTTCACCATTGAGCGTGGAGAACTTATTAAGATTACTGGAGAATACGGCACACGCTTTAAGTTTGAGTCTATTACAACTAATCCTATTAACAATGCAGTCTGGGTAGATTGCTTTGAGATGTGGAGAGGTCGTCAGGGAGCCTACCGTTCATTCTCTATTGATCGTGTAAAGCGTATTCCAAAGCGTAGACCAAGAAAGGTTAAGAATGTCAATTGAAGACCTTACCGTAGAGCACCTTGACGAGATGAACAAGGTTGTAGAGAAATACCTACAGGGTGTTGAGCCTACACAGATTTCAAAAGAGCTATCTCTATCTCGTCAAAAAGTTGTGTCGCACCTTAACCAATGGAAGGCTATGGCTGCAGACAACGCTGCTATTCGTGCTCGTGCTAAGGAAGCTTTAGTTGCTGCAGATACTCACTATAACAAACTAATCAACAAGGCATATGAAGTTATTGATGAAGCCACTACGGTAGGAAATCTTAGTGCAAAGAGTGGCGGTATCAAGTTGGTTCTTGACATTGAGTCCAAGCGTATCGATATGCTACAGAAGGCAGGACTACTAGAGAACAAAGAGCTTGCAGAAGAGATGCTAGAGATTGAGCGTAGACAGGATATCCTAAAAGATATTCTTAAAGACATCGCTGCAGAGCACCCAGAAGTGCGTGACAAGATTATGCGTAGACTCTCTGAGGTATCTAAAAACCAAGAGGTGATTACAATTGTCAGAGATGTTTGATGAATTCTTCGAGGCGTTGCAGTCAGACAACTTTGCAGAGACACCAGTAGATGCAAAAACATTCGTAGAGGGTGAGGCTTATCTTGGTCAGCCACCTCTCTCACAAATTCAGTACGACATTGTTGAGGCAATGAGCCAGATCTATAAGCTTGAAGACCTTATGGACATAATGGGAACAGAGGCTGGCACTCGTTACTACAAGAAGTATACAAAGAACGAGGTTATCCTCCAGCTTGGCAAGGGTAGTGGAAAAGACTTCGTATCTACAGTAGCATGTGCATATATTGTATATAAGCTTCTCTGCCTTAAAGACCCAGCACGATACTTTGGTAAGCCCTCTGGTGACGCTATTGATATTATCAACGTGGCTATTAACGCACAACAGGCTAAGAACGTCTTCTTCAAGGGTTTTAAAACAAAGATTGAACGCTCTCCCTGGTTTGCTGGAAAGTTCTATGCTAAGGCAGACAGCGTTGAGTTTGACCATGCTATCACTGTTTATTCTGGTCACTCGGAACGTGAGTCTCACGAAGGTCTGAACTTGATCCTAGCAGTTCTTGATGAAATCTCTGGTTTCGCACAAGAAGTAAACACTGGTAACGATCAAGGTAAGACTGCAGACAACATCTACAAAGCCTTCCGTGCCTCCGTAGACTCTCGTTTCCCTGATCTTGGCAAGGTAGCACTCCTGTCCTTCCCTCGCTATCCTGGTGACTTTATCTCACAAAGATATGACGATGTTATCATGGACAAAGAAGTTATAGTTAAGACTCATAAGTTTATTATGAATCCAGATCTTCCAGAAGATGCAGAGGGAAATAGCTTAGAAATTTCATGGGATGAAGATACAATTATTAACTATAAGTATCCTGGTATGTTTGCTATCAAGCGACCTACTTGGGTAGTTAATCCTACTCGTAAGATTGATGATTTTAAATTAGCCTTTTACACAGACCTTGGAGATGCAATGATGCGTTTTGCCTGTGTGCCTACCTATAGCTCAGATGCGTTCTTTAAGCAGATTGAGAAGGTTCAAAGCTCAATGACTCTTCGTAATCCTCTGGACAACAACAGACGATTCGACGAGACCTTTGTTCCAGACCCAGACAAGATTTACTACGTCCATGCTGACCTTGCACAAAAGCATGACAAGTGTGCCGTAGCTATTGCTCACGTAGACAAGTGGGTAAACATTCAGGTTATTAAAGACTACCAGCAGGTAGCACCAGTTGTAGTCGTAGATGCTGTAGCATGGTGGGAGCCAAAGGTAGAGGGTCCTGTAAACCTATCAGAAGTCAAGCAGTGGATTCAGAACCTCCGTAGGCTTGGATTCAATATCGGCATGGTATCATTTGACCGTTGGCAATCATTCGATATCCAGAACGAATTAAAGCAGGTAGGTATCAGAACTGAAACTGTTTCTGTTGCCAAGAAGCACTATGAAGATATGGCAATGCTTATATACGAAGAGCGTCTTGCAATGCCATCCATTAACCTATTGTTTGAAGAACTTACAGAACTTAAAATTATGAGAAACAACAGGGTTGATCACCCACGTAAGAAATCTAAAGACCTTGCAGATGCTGTATGTGGTGCTGTGTTCGGTGCTATATCGCACACACCAAAAGACCTTAACCTTGAGGTAGAGATTCATACGTTTAAGCAAAAACCACGTGCCGAAGTTGCAAATCGTCCTAAAGGTGTGATAGAATATAACTCCATACCAAATGATGTCCGTGACTATCTTGACCAATTTAAAGCAATTTAGGAGCAAGCAGTGAGCTTGGGCATTATTTATTTTTCTAATTATTCTGGAAATACCAAAAGATTTGTAGAGAAGTTAGAGCTAGAAGCAATCAGGATTCCAATCGGTGATTCAGATGATCCAATCATAGTACAAGATAGATACGTACTATTTGTTCCAACCTACGGCGGTGGGAGCGAGACACATGCTATTCCAAGGCAGGTTCGCTCATTCCTTAATGTAGCAAGCAACAGAGACAAGCTAGTAGGCGTTGTAGGGCTTGGGAACACAAACTTTGGGGAAGACTACTGCAAAGCTGCAGAAATGATTGCAGCTAAAACAGGTGTCCCCATATTAGGCAGGGTAGAGATATTCGGCACAGACCACGATGTAAACACTATAAAAGAAAGGCTGGCGATGCTAGATGACAAGTAACTACAGTTACCACGAACTAAATGCAATGCTGAATCTCTATGACGAGAATGGTCAGATTCAGTTTCACAAAGACAAGGAGGCAGCAAAAGCTTATTTCCTTGACCATGTTAATCAGAACACAGTCTTCTTCCACAGCCTTCAGGAAAAGCTAGACTATCTAGTTGAACAAGAATACTACGATAAAGATGTTCTAGATCTCTACGACTTTCCTTTCATTAAGTCAGCCTTTCAACATGCATACGCACAGAAGTTTCGCTTTCCAACATTTCTTGGAGCATACAAGTTCTACACTTCTTACGCACTAAAAACATTCGATGGCTCACGGTACTTAGAACGATTCGAAGACCGTGTGGTTGTTACAGCCCTTATGCTTGCAAATGGAAACAAAAAGCTTGCGATGGATATAGTCGATGAACTAATTTCTGGTCGCTTTCAACCTGCTACACCAACATTTCTCAATGCTGCAAAGAAACAAAGGGGAGAGTTTGTTTCTTGCTTCCTACTCCGTATTGAGGATAACATGGAATCGATTGCTCGTGCAATCAACTCCTCACTCCAGCTCTCAAAGCGTGGTGGTGGTGTAGCACTAAACCTTACAAACCTTCGTGAAGCAGGTGCTCCAATCAAAAAAATTGAGAACCAGTCTTCTGGTGTCATTCCAGTAATGAAGCTTCTTGAAGATTCGTTTTCCTATGCCAATCAGCTAGGTGCTCGCCAGGGTGCTGGGGCAGTGTATCTTAACGCACACCACCCAGACATCCTTAGTTTCTTGGACACCAAGCGTGAAAACGCAGACGAGAAGATGCGAATTAAGACACTATCAATTGGTATTGTTATTCCTAATGTTACTCTTGACCTTGCTAAAACCAACGATGATATGTACCTCTTTTCACCATACGATGTTGAGCGTATCTACGGTGTACCCATGAGCGATATTTCTGTTAGTGAAAAGTACCAGGAGATGGTTGATAACCCTGAGATTCGTAAGAGCAAGATCAAAGCTCGTCTTCTATTCGAACGCATTGCTGAACTTCAGTTTGAGTCAGGGTATCCGTACATTGTGTACGAAGACACAGTAAATGAGGCTAATCCAATTGATGGACGTATCAACATGTCAAACCTTTGCTCTGAGATTCTTCAGGTAAACACGCCAACAACCTATAATGCTGACCTTAGCTACGACCAGATTGGTAAAGATATTTCTTGTAATCTTGGTTCACTTAACATTGCTGCAGTTATGGATGGTGGAGACTTCGGCAAAACAATCGAGGTGGCTATTCGTGCATTGACAGCAGTTGCAGATATGTCATACATTGAATCTGTAATGTCAATTGCTGAAGGCAACAAAAAGTCTCGTGCTATTGGTTTGGGGCAGATGAACCTACACGGCTATCTTGGTCGTGAGCAGATTCACTACGGCTCTGAAGAGGGCATCGACTTTACCAACATTTACTTCTACACTGTCCTGTACCACGCTCTTAAGGCATCTAACAAGCTTGCCAAAGAGACTGGTAGCCCATTCGATGGATTTGAAAAGTCGAAGTATGCAACTGGTGAGTTCTTTACCAAGTACATTGAGCAAGAGTGGAAGCCAGCAACCAAGAAGGTTGCCAAGCTATTCAGTAATTCAAAGATTGACATCCCAACTCAGAGTGACTGGGCTGACTTGGCTAAGTCTGTAAAAAAGCACGGTATCTATAACCAGAACCTACAGGCTGTACCACCCACAGGATCAATCTCATATATCAACAACTCAACATCATCTATTCACCCTATCGCTTCTCAGATTGAGATTCGCAAGGAAGGAAAGCTTGGTCGTGTCTACTACCCTGCACCATTCCTTACAAACGAGAACCGTGAATACTTTGCAGATGCATACGAGATTGGACCAGAAGCAATCACTGATACCTATGCTGCTGCAACACAGCACGTAGACCAGGGGCTATCACTAACCCTATTCTTCAAGGATACTGCTACAACACGTGACATTAACAAGGCACAGATTTATGCCTTTAGTAAGGGAATAAAAACAATTTACTACATCAGAATTCGACAGATGGCTCTAGAAGGCACTGACGTTTCAGAGTGTGTAAGTTGTATGCTTTAGGAGGCAAACATGATAACAAGACCAATTAACTGGAATAAGATAGAAGATCCTATAGACCTGGAGGTTTGGAATAGGCTTACGGCAAACTTCTGGCTGCCTGAAAAAGTGCCTCTTGCAAATGACGTACAGTCTTGGGCTACATTGCACGAGGACGAAAAGATTCTCACAATGCGTGTGTTTACTGGACTAACAATGCTCGACACAATCCAGGGAACAATCGGAGCAATGAGTCTTATGCCTGATGCTCGTACACAGCATGAGGAGGCAGTCATTACTAACATTGCCTTTATGGAGTCGGTACACGCCAAGTCGTACTCAAGCGTATTCTCCACTCTATGCTCTACTACAGATATCGACGAGTCATTCCGATGGAGCGAAGAAAATCCATTCTTGCAAAAGAAAGCAGAGATTGTTTTAAATCGTTATCGTGGAGACGATCCATTTAAGCGTAAGATTGCCTCAACACTTCTTGAGTCATTCCTATTCTACAGTGGGTTCTATCTTCCAATGTGGTGGTCAAGCCGTGGCAAGCTAACCAACACTGCAGACCTTATTCGTCTCATCATTCGGGACGAGGCTGTACACGGCTACTATATTGGGTATAAGTTTCAACAGGGGTACAACGAACTTCCACAAGAACAACAGGAAGAGTTGAAGTCATTTACATACGAGTTGCTTATGGAGCTTTACGAGAATGAAGTAAGGTACACCGCAGACCTGTACGATCCACTTGGTCTTACAGAAGATGTAAAGGCATTCCTTCGATACAACGGAAACAAGGCTCTTATGAATCTTGGATTTGATGCACTATTCCCCAAGGAAACTTGCAATGTCAATCCTGCTATTCTCTCAGCCTTGTCACCCAACTCAGACGAGAACCACGACTTCTTCTCTGGCTCTGGCTCTTCCTACGTCATTGGAAAGCACGAAGCTACAGAGGATGAAGACTGGGACTTCTAACTAAATACATTAGAATTGGGCTGCTTCGGTAGCCCTTTTCTTTTGCAATAAAATGGTATAATTATATAGTTAAGCTTCCCAAGGCTTACTTAGGAGTGAAGGAAAATAAAACGATTAGCAGTTATTGTAAGTTTAGTTACAATGCTGGCAGTATATGCCGTGTTGTCCTTTGCTGTACCTGCACACTCTGAAATTGAGCAGGGACTAAGTGTAGATGTTTACACCTATGACCCACAATCAACACCAGAAAGACAAGCCTATACCCCCTGTAAAGATACAATAGAGACAACCTGGACCTCTGTATCTCAAATCAATCACGATTGGGCAGATGGTATTGTTGCAGGATGCCAGGGAGACTTCGTAATAATTCACTATTACGGATATATAACATTGCCAACAAGTGGCGATATAACATTCCAGTCACTTGCTGACGATGGATTTTACATGGAAATTGGTGGAGAAACAGTCATTAATGATTGGTGGCTCAAGGGCTGCTCAGGATCACAAGGGACACACCATTTTGAGGCTAATGTAAGCCAGTATATTGATATATGGTGGTATGAATATGGGGGGTGGGCTTGTAACATTTTATATATGTATGATGAAACAGGAGTTAATCTAGTACCAGAAAACGTATTTACACATGATGCCGTAGTAGTCGAACCTACACCAGAACCTACACCCACCCCCACACCAGAGCCAACTCCAGAACCCACAGTAGACCCTGAACCAAAGCCAGAAGAGCCACCAGTAGTACAGCCTGTAGATCCTGAACCAGAACCTATTGTAGAACCAGAGCCTGTTGTAGAGCCTCCTGTGGCTCCTGAGCCTGTACAAGAACCAACAACTGAAGAGATCGTAGCAGAACAAATAGCTTTGGCTGAAGAAGATGATATTGAAATCCCAGAAGAATTAGCTGCAATTCCAGTGCTTGGAAATGTGGCGGTAGCGTTAGCAGATGCAGCAAACTATGTAAGTAACGTAGGAGCTGATCTAACACCAGAAGAAAGAAAGAAATCACAACAAGTAATTGTTTCAGCTGTCATTGTTGGTCAAGTATCTCAATTAACAACAGCTGCAGCAGCAACAGCAAGGAGGTCAGCATGAAAATAATTAAAGACTTGATTGAGCAACTATGGACACTACTTGGTATGTTTGTTGCGTGGGTAGTGCTTGAGGGATCCGCAAAGACATTTGTAGGATGGGTAATATTAATAACTTGTGGAATTTGGATGGCAACATTCCCACTAAGAAATAAAGACAATTGGAAGGAGTGATATATATGGATAAAGAAACAACAATGAGCATCATCGGAAGAATGGTCGCACTATTCCTAGTATCAGCACTAACAACAGTTGGTGCTGGTGCAATTATTGGAATTGACACCGTACAGACTGCAATCCTTGCAGGTGTAATGGGAGTTGCAAATGTTGTTGAGGACCTTTCTCGTAGCTACCTAAATGATGGCAAGCTTTCAAAGAAAGAAATCAACGATGCATTCGCTGCAAACACACCAGAAGCACGATAAGGTACTTGACAGCCCTCTTAGGTTAATGTATAATGGGTATATAACTTAAGAGGGTTTGTCTATTCCTCCTTAGCTCAACATTGTGCTATACTGTTAATATGAAAAAGATTTGTGTAAAGTGCAATGAAGAAAAAGACCTTGATCTTTTTGCTAAGGGTAAAAATTACAAAGATGGTCGCAGAGGCACTTGCAAAAGATGTCATACGGACTATGTTATTAATTATTACAATATGAATCCAGACAAAAAAGCTGAAAAGGTAAGAATGAATTCTTACTATAAGCCAAATTGGAAGCGTCACAATATAACTGAAGATAGATATAAGGAAATGCTTGATTTATATAGTGGCAAATGTCATTCTTGCAATGAGAATGACGCATATTGTATAGATCACGACCATTCTTGTTGTCCTGGAGGATTCTCTTGTGGAAAATGCGTAAGGGGAATTCTGTGCTCACAATGTAACACCGCATTAGGATTGCTATCAGACAACAAAAATAAGATTCAGAACCTAATTAAATATATTTCATAATTAAACATTGCCCTATGGCGAAATTGGCATCGCAGCAAACTGTTAATTTGACGATTCCTGGTTCGAGTCCAGGTGGGGCAGCGATGTGAGTGACTTCTCATATAGGTGCTAGTGCCGAATCGCTAGACGCAAGGGAGTGATGCGTTAAACATTTACTGCCATACCAAAGGCTATAGTGGATAGGAACATCCATAATGGTGCTGCTACTAGCAGGTGAGTAAAAGTGAATAGTCAGTGATGGCGATCTTGTCAATCGTGCATCACAAATGGTCCTGTAGAGCAGCGGAGTGCTCGCCACCCTGTCACGGTGGAGGTCGTGGGTTCGAACCCCATCAGGATCGCTATACACCTTGTTAGGTGTAGAGGTCCCTTGTGGATCACCCTAGTCGAAAGGCTAGGTGTTTGCCGCCTTAGCTCATTTGGTAGAGCAGGTCCTTTGTAACGATCAGGTGCTCGGTTCGAATCCGAGAGGTGGCTCGGAAATATGGCTGAGAGGTCTAAAGCACGTCACTGCTAATGACGAGTAGGGGTAACTCTACCGTAGGTTCGAATCCTACTATTTCCGCACTTGTCCCTCTAGCTCAGTTGGTAGAGCAACGGACTTTTAATCCGTGGGTCCACAGTTCGAGTCTGTGGGGGGACACAATAAATGGTATACTTGTATAGAAGGAGGTCATAAAAACTATGACTAAAGCACAACATGCAATTGATGGTCGTCCAGGAGGAAAATGGAAGGTAACATCATATATGGGTTGGCGTATTCACCCAATACACAAAGAAAAGCGTCATCACAACGGTACAGATATCTGGTCTTCACAGGAACCTTGCTGGATCGAAGCACCGTACAAAGGTAAGGTAATCGCAGTTGGGAACAACCCATCTGGATTTGGATACTCTGTTACCCTTTTACACAAAATTAAGGGGCAATGGTATACAACGCTATACGCACACATGGCTGCTGGTTCAGTAAAGGTAAAGAAGGGTCAGAAAGTTGAAGCTGGACATCCCCTTGGAAAAATGGGATCAACTGGGATGTCAACTGGTAAGCACCTACACTGGGAACTACACAAGGGTAAAGTACACACCTGGAGTGCTACTGGTGCTGGCTACATTGAACCTGTAAAGTTCTTCAAGAACCTTATCGAATGGGAAAAGTCTATCGCTACTGCTGAAGTAGAAGCGAAGCCTGAAGATCCAGTTATTCCAACACCAACTCACGATGAAGACGGTGCTGCAGCTGCAGAAGCAAGCCTCGTCGCACCAGCTACCCCAGTAGTTAAGAAACCATCAACAAATAAGTAAGGAAACAAATGGCTTTATATGATTACACTTGTTCAGAGTGCAGTCAAACAAAGACTATCACGAGACCCATCAGTGAAAATGAACCCACTGATGGGTATTCGTGTGAGACTTGCAATTCTGTACTAAATAGGGTATACTCTAATGTAGGAGTTAGTTTTAAAGGCTCTGGTTTTTATTCCACCGATAAGCAGGAGACACATTGACAGAACTAGAGACCAAGCAGTGGACACTCACTGCAAATGATCGATGCGATGCTTGCCCATCACAGGCGTATGTACACGTCAAGGGCGTTGCAGGAGAGTTGTTCCTATGTGGACACCACTACAACAAAGCAAACAAGGTAAAACTTGAAGACTTTGCTTTTGAAATTATTGACGAACGTGAACAACTTGTTCAGAATCGACTTAAAGGAGACGACTAATGGATGAAGATCTTTCTAAACTTGACGAGCTTATTCTTAATGGTGGGCTTGAGATTGCTGGACTAACAGAGTCTGGTTCTTTTCTCTATAAGTTTACAGATAAGTTAAAGGACATAGATCCAGAACTACATTCACATATGATGTCAACAATGTATGACCAGATTATGTTTCTTTGGGAAAATGGCTTTATCACTATGGATGTGACTCAGGAAAATCCAACGGTATCTTTTACTAAAAAAGCATTTGATCCACAAAGCGTAAATGCTTTGCCTCAGCTTATTAAAGTAAATCTAAAGTTACTTATGCAATCAATGATGGAACAGTAGTATAATTAAGTAGGAGATATGTTGGAATACTTTCTTGGATCATTGATTACTTCTTTGTCAATGCTTTTTGCTTATCGAATAGTTGAAAGCTATAAAGCAAAAAACAAAACAATAAAACTTGTCATTTCTCAAAGTCGTACAAATGAATTTATCAAGAAAATACTTATGCCAGATAATTCCTTTCCGCCAGCAACAAGTCAATCCATGAAACACTTCGATAGTGTTCACTTGCGTATTCTGATAGTAGATAACAAAGCCTATTGGATTACTAATAATGCTGTGTTTGCAGCTGATGTTATTAATGGACAAGTAGAAAAAGAAACTACGGCAGAAGTTGACACAATGGGTATGGATAATGTACAATTGAAACAGATGATGTTCATCGTTGAGAAACTAAAAGAAGGATTGTAGAATGAACGTAGGAGTACAGGGGACAAAATCCTTTGCAGACTACAACGTATTTCTTCGTGCAATGCGTGTAGCACTCTCAGAGATTAAGCAGGGGGATACAGAGTTTTATATTTACACTGCTGGACCAGCAAAAGTAAATTCCTTTGTAATGGAGTTTATAAATATAACTGAACGCAGTCTTAAGCTCCAGGGCATTAGGACAAGAGTGTTCAAGCTCCCACCAAAAGCATTAAAAGATACAATGCACTCTATGGACTACTTTGCATTTTTTAGTGAGCCAAAAGAAAACGTTTCCGATCTTGTGCGAGAAGCAGAAGATAAGGACATTGAAGTTGGGATCTTTAGATACTAATGGAGTATGACCTGAGTAGAAGCGAAAAAGCTTACCTCTCTGTAGCACGATACTTTGCCAGCAAGTCAAAGGCACGTAGAATGCATGGGGCGGTAGTAGTAAAGTCTGGACGAGTAGTTGGTACAGGCTATAATAAGGATAGAAATAATCCTTACTACGTGTCACCTGAACACATTAAAACGCACTGTTCTGTACATGCAGAGGTAGATGCAATCAGGGATGCTAACTGGAATGTTAAAGGTGCTATCCTTTATGTCGCACGAGTAAATGCAGTAGGGGCAGATAGAAATAGTAAGCCATGCAAAAGATGCCAGGTAGTAATCGAAGAAGCACAAATCAAAAAAGTAATATACACAATAGGAGAAGATAATGAAGATTAACTCTCTAGAACAAATGGAGACCATTGTAGAAAACAATAAGTCTCTTGAGTGGGATGGCTGGAATGTAAAAGAAGTTACACCATCTCCGACTGGCTGGACAAAGAAGAGTGGAATGTTTCGTAATGGAAACTGGTACTCTCAAAAAAACTATGTCCTAAACTTTGATGGCTGGGATCTTCCCTCCAAGTTTGTGGGGAATGATGCAAAGTGAAGAATGGAAAAAGCAAGCACGTTGTGAAGGCTATGACACCAATCTCTTCTTTGAAAAGTATGAAGAAGATCTGGACCTAAGAGTTGGAATCGACAATCTCTGTGCTGGATGCCCTGTGGCAAGGCTCTGCTTCGCCACTGGAGTCTCCCAAAAAGGCTGGGGTGTTTGGGGTGGGGTGTATATTGAAAATGGAAAGATCTCAAGAGAATTCAATAGGCATAGGTCAAAAGCTGACTGGGCTGAGACCTGGAAGAATCTAACAAACGATTAGGAGGTATCATGTATACAGATGAAATGAGACGTGCAGTTCGTTCAATTAGAGCACCTAAAGGCTTTGGATTGGATATTGTTGAGCACAGCACAGAGGGCATCGGCTGGATTGAGTTGGTGGCAGATGAAATTAAGTTTATGAAACTGCTTGATGCCGACAAAAGATCTGCTGTTGAATACATGGTAAGAGTAAAAAAAGCACTTGAAGATAATGGTGCAATAGTTCAACTAACAAGAAGGGCAGTAGAACAGTGATTGATTTAATTTTAGTTGGTATTCTTACGGCTACTGTAATTGTGCTGTCAGCATTACTAATTATTAATAAAAAAGAACGGGATGCTCTATCAGATCAGGCATTTCAAATGTTTTTAGATAATCAAATTCTTTTAGGAAAAATAGAGCAACACTCTGTCTCTAGTAATATTGAACAGACAGAAGGCTTTGTAAAGTTCCTATCAGAATCACGTGACTGGGCATTTCAATATATCGAAACAACTCAGTCAGAAATAAAAAAGTTTGTCGAAATAGTAGGACCGCAAATGGAATACTATGACAAATATGGAAGAATAATTAATTCAGTACATACAAAATCAATGGACAAGATCTTTGATGCGTATCAAGAGTTAGTTAGCCTTCTTCCAGAAACAACAAAACAAGGAGAAAATAATGAATAAGCAAATGATCGCAATGCTTGCATCGTATGGACGTAGCCTTTTGGCTGCTGGACTTGCACTGTATGCTGCAGGGGTAACAGAGCCTATGCAGCTTGCAAATGCACTATGGGCTGCACTGCTTCCAGTAGTGATTCGCTACGTTAATCCAAATGATCCAGGTTTTGGTCGTGTGCCAACCCCAGAAGAGGTTGACGCTGCAGCTAGAACAGCAAAAAAGTAATAAAGCAATTAGGTGGGCTACTTCGGTAGCCCATCTTTTTTATTGCCCAAATAATTTTAGATACTTTGGTTTTAAAATTTCTGGAGAAAAGTTTTTATAACCAATATTAAATGCTTTTTCTTTTTGTACAGATTTGTTATCGCTATTTATATATTCATCTATTCTTTCTGCTAAGACTTTAGATTTTACTTTATACACTGGGACAGAAACTTTTAGTCTGAGCAAATCTATTTCGTCAGATGGGATAAGCCAAGAGCTAGGGAGTATCTCGTTATTTGGAGATATGTCAGTCATAAAAACTGGTAGCCCACTCATTAAGGCTTCATTCATTGGTAGCGAAAGCCCAGCATATCTACGAGGAAGAACCATAGCGTCAAACCCCTCATACATATCTTCTCTGTCCTTTACATCCCCCCTGATTATTGTGAGTCTTGGATCATCGCAGTAAGGAAACTCAACATCAAACTGGCTATAGATTACAAGTTCATAATCAGCCTTAGAATACTTTAACATTTCAATTACATCAAGAGTTCCGTTCCTATCTCTAGCAGCAAGCCTTCCTGCAATATGCAAAATACGCTTATGATCTTTAGACATGTTAATGTCTCTTGCTTCTTTAAACATCTCTGGTCTGGTTGGTGGCGGTAGATGTACTATAAATGTTTCAAGTCTAAGTTTTCTTTGGACATAATTAAAGTACCAAGAGCTAGGAGATAGGAGTATGTCTGGTAGCAATATTCCTCTATCCTTTAAAGATCCAAACAGCTCAAAGTTATACTGAAGGCAGGTTATTGCTCCAACATCTCTAGCAATTGCTGGGGTTGATTTATTATAAAATGTTTCACAGCTAATAACAATATCAAGACCTCGTGCGAAGTCAGCTATATCCTTATCTGTTGGGATATGATCTAAGATAACGCTGTCAATACCGTCATACCAATCAAAGTGCTGGGCATTGCCATTATAAAAAGTAAAATCAATAATCATTACTCGTTCTGGGTTAAGCATTTTGGTTAGCTCATATGTTTGATTACCGAGACCACTATTGTCTGCCCTAACTATAATGCCTATCTTCATGCTTCTGTAAGTCCCCAAGCTTCATCATCATCAGTGAACTTTTTCAGTCCACGTCTACCGTCAAGGTTATTGACAACTCTGATGTCGTCTTTGTTGGTTGGGTTATATAGCCATAGTCTATGTTGGTCCCAACCATCTACACTATCCTTACAGTCGGAAAGCAATTTTCCGTAAAACTTATCTTCAATAAAAAGTTTTGGGGCAGTATTAGGTAGCACAACATTGCGATAATACCATACATGAGAAACATGGGGCTGCTGACTCCACTGGTGAGACTGTATAAGATCACCCTCTTGATCACCCATAAGGTACATATGATTTGGCTCAATCACTTTATTGAATGTATAAAACCTTACAGTATATGCTTTTTCAGAATCTAGGATATCCATAATTTGTTGCCAATCAATATCTAGATTATCTTTTAAAGCTATGTCGCCTTCAATATAAAACATAAGTGATGTTCGTATAAGATTAATGGTCTCTTTCATCATCCCAGACTGATGAATGTGTTCATCAAAAATAATTGGTAAAACATTTGTCCATTCATGCAAAGACTTCCAAAGAATCTTACTCTTGTATTCATCATACATATCTTTACGATGTGCCTGTTCATTTCTCAAACCATCTACCTGCAGAATGATCTCATTATCTGGAAAGTATTGCCTCACGCTTCTAACAACTTCATCAATAATTTCTGTGCTTGGATGCACTGGGCTAACCGATGTTGGAATAATTATTGTTACATCTTTAATGTTCATCAATCTGTTCCATAATTTTATTTGCAAAATCTCTTTTTTGTTTAATCCACCACGATACTATTTTGTGCATGTTGTGTGGATAGTTATTCAGTAAGGATGGAATAAGTTTTTTTATCTCACTCCAATCAGATACCTGTTTTACTGGCATAGACTTAAATAGTATTTCCCAAAACCCATAGGCTTCTCCACGACTGCTAACTCTGTCTGCTATTGGAATGCATAGCATCTCAATTGCCTCGTAAAATCTAAATGAGTCTATTGTGGCTGATCCAGCAGGGGCAGGAGCTATTTTAGCATTAGACATAAGCCTATAGTATTCTTGAGGAGTTTCGCCTTGAGTAAAGCCAGCAGTAAAGTTATGAACAGAGTTAGGCACACGAACTATTGCTTTGGCAAGTTGCTCTCTTCTTGGATGCGTAACCTGACCAGAAAAGTATGAGTCATAAGTTTTTGTGGGATACTCTGGAAGATTTCTTTTTAAATGTTCTGGAACGCCCAGTGGCATTTTATTGTATTGTTCATGCCAGGCATATGGATACTGTACCCAGATTTCAATATTAGGATGCGTAATTTTTTCAAAATTAAAAACACCTAATTCGTCTGCTGTTATAAATAAAACAACTCTTTTTATTTTGTTTAGCTCATACGATAATGTTTCTTCTAGCCCATGCCATTCGAATCCAGGAGCAATAACAAATGCTCTGTCTGTTTCTGGTATATGCTTTACTTTAATAACTTCAACATTCTTTTTGTCAAAAGCTTCTTTTAAAAACCCAAAGTCCCACTTATCGTCAGGGTATCCTTTAGATCTTGGAGTAATAGAGTAGGCAATCATAGACCTAGCTCATTCATAATAGTTTCCCATCTGTTTACATATGTGTGTTCATTCTTTGCACGTTCATGTCCAGCCATACGAATAGACTCACGCTCTTGATCATGTTCTAGATAGTAATCAATCTTTGTCTTAAGATCATTTAAATCTCCATGTTCATAAAATATAATTTCTTTCTTGTCTTCAAAGAATGCATCAAGTCCAACAATGTTTGGATAGATGGTAAAGCCACCACGACCAGTAGATTCAAACAAACGATCAGAAGAATAATATGGATACTTAAAGTCAATGTTTAGGGTGTCACCAATAGCAATTTTGCTACGAGCATAGATACGATTAAGGTCGTCACCTCTTACCACGCCTGTATCTCCATCTCCACCAACATGAAGGAATCTGTCTCCGTATGTGTCTCTTAAGAACTGAACTAATTGTGGGCGGTATGGATATTCAGGGTGATAGTTTTTACTACCAACAAATATAACGTCATAATCAAATGTTTTGTTATAGTCTTTATGTAAGTAGCACTCTTCTCCAAATACACCTGCAGGTAAAAAATGCCCTCTGACCGCAGTGTTTTCATTAAACCAATCAGCCATGAGCTTATCTGTTGCAAAAAAATGACCAATATCTTTATAGAATGGATCGTTGTCTAGGTCGTGCTGACGCTTCAAGCCGAACCATAGGTCCAGGTGATACGTCATTGTTGGAATGCCAATGTTATGCAATTCTTTTAGAATGTCAATTCTGTCAAATCCCCTGGTAATCCAGCCATGAGTATGAACCCACACAAAAAGATCCGATGCAACGGCAGCTCTATAAACTTTACCAGCAGTAGTCTCGCCCTCTTGTAAGCGTACTACTCGATGCCCAAGAGCCTCTAAAGACTTTGCGTGATGATTCTCACTGCTAAATGGAACTCTAAAATTTCCAAGGAATGTAATTGTTGACAAGTTAACCTCTTCTGTTGTAATTCTATTTTATCATATTGTGGTGTATACTATAAGTGTTCCTCACACTATCTTAGGATGGACTAGTTACCCTAATCACAAGACCGTGGCTAACTGCAGCGGATTTCGGTGTGAGGAACTTTATTTTTTGTGTTATAATATTTGTATGCCATATAGCGTTGGAGAAAAAGGGTCTTACGGTTGCTCAGGTTACCCAGCCGTTAAAGACGACGGAACAGTAATGGGTTGCCACAAGACAGCTGAAGAAGCTGCTAATCAAATTTATGCCATCAATCAGTCGGAGGGCAACATTGACTCAAAGTCTGGT